CAGAAGCCTTTGCTCACCGTAAGTTATCCAAGTTCCCTCAACATCAAGTATCTGCACAGATCCGGAGAATTGAAGAAAAGGAATATCCTCACGAGTATATAGATCTATATAGGGATGCTGAAGGTAACCTTAAAGACCGGATAACTGAAAAGCTGCCTATATCAGAATTTCCATTAAGCAAGGTGAGCACTAACAAGGAAGGAACTTTTGTAGTTTGGGAGAGACCAGTGAAGGATGTCACGCTTGGTATGTACTACGCCTCTGTGGATCCCGTATCTGAAGGAAAAACTACAACAAGTGATTCCTTGTGCTCTATTTACGTAATGAAAGCAGCAAGAGAGGTCACCAGGATAAAGGCCAACGGTCCTGATGAGGTCTTTATAGAACGCGACAAGATAGTAGCAGCTTGGACCGGTAGATTTGATGATCTCAATAAAACCCACGAAAGACTTGAAAATATTATAGAATGGTACAAAGCCTGGACGATCATAGAGAATAACGTAAGTCTCTTTATTCAGTACATGATCGGCAAAAGGAAGCAGCTGTACATGATCCCTAAGAAGCAGATCATCTTCCTAAAAGACCTAGGAGCCAATGAGAACGTGTTCCAGGACTATGGTTGGAAGAATACCGGTAGACTCTTCAAAGACCATCTCCTAAGCTACTGTATAGAATACCTAACCGAGGAATTGGATGTAGAAACTAAGGAAGATGGTACTATAGTAAAGACTACCTATGGTATTGAGAGAATCCCGGATATCATGGCCATGAAAGAGATGCAGGCATATGAAGAGGGTCTCAACGTAGATAGATTAGTAGCTCTTGCAGCCCTTATAGCCTTCTGTAAGATGCGCCAATCTAACATGGGATTAAAGAAAGTCAGAGAAGAAACAGACAAAAAATTGCATAAGTCAGAAGATTTTAGTAAATTAGTACACCAGCCATTCCGCCATATGGGCAGTAATGGCTTAAAAACAGGTATGAGTAACCCAAACAGGAGTCCTTTTAAAAACTACAGATAATGGAAATATTAAATGCAATGCAGTTAAAGAGTGGTAAGAAGGCCGAAAATAACCGGCTTGGAACCCTCAATCAACCTCTGCAATTTATACCTAAAAAGGAAAAAGATCAAAAGTGGGGTGCATGGAACTTGGACTGGCTTGAATGGCAAGGTCTTAAACAAGTTCGTAGAAATGCTCGTAGACTGATGAAGAATTACAAACTTGCAAAAGGTATTATAGATAAAAATGATTATATAGTGGAAGATGATACTGAATATAAAGATCTGATAGATGTTTTAACAAAAGAAGACAGTAGTGCATTAGAACTTAAATTTTATCCTATTATCCCCAATGTTGTTAATACTTTAGTTGCCGAGTTTGCAAAAAGAAATACAGAAGTAACCTTCCGGGCTACAGATGATCGTTCATATAATGAGATGCTTGAGATGAAAAGAGCAGAGCTTGAAAAAGCTTTGATTGCAGATGCTCAGCAAAAAATGACACTTAAGCTTATGGAAGCTGGTATGGATCCAGAATCTGAGGAGTTTAAACAGGAGATGGATCCTGAGAAACTAAAATCTCTTCCAGAGATAGAAGCTTTCTTTACCAAGGATTATAGATCTATAGTAGAACAGTGGGCAGAACATCAGTTAAAAGCAGATACTGCACGCTTTGCAATGGAGGAACTTGAAGAAAGAGGTTTCCGGGATTCTCTTATTACAGATCGTGAGTTCTGGCATATGAAGATGATGGAAGACGACTATATGGTAGAACTATGGAATCCACCACTTACATTTTACCGCAAATCTCCAGAAACTCGTTATATTTCAGATGGTTTCTATGTTGGTAAATTTGATATGATGGGAGTTGCTGATGTTATTGACGCATTTGGTTGGTTGATGACAGAAGATCAATTAGCATCTTTAGAAATTCTATATCCTGTAAGATCTGCAGGTATAGCGCTTGAAGGCTATCAAAACGATGGATCTAGGTATGATGCTACAAAGTCTCATTCATGGAACACTAATCCACCATCTCTTCAATATAGACAGTTTACATCTATGTGGGATAATTCTAATCAAGGTGGAGATATTGTAAACTGGATTATGTCAGAATCTGAAGATGTGTACGATCTTGGTAGATCTCACCTTCTTAGAGTAACTACAGCTTACTGGAAATCTCAAAGAAAAGTAGGTCACCTTACTAAGATTGATGAAGTTGGTAATATTTTTCAGGAGGTTGTAAGTGAAGATTATGTTGTAACGGATAAACCTGTCTATGATACTAGTCTATTTAAAAATAAAACAAAACAAAATTTATTCTCTGGTGAACACATTGATTGGATTTGGATTAATCATGTATGGGGTGGAGTAAAAATTGGACCACACCGTCCTGGATACTGGGGACAGAATGGTACCGGAGGACCTCAACCTATATACATTGGTATTAATCAAAATGAGATAGGGCCTCTTAAATTCCAATTTAAGGGAGAAACTTCCATGTATGGTTGTAAACTCCCGGTAGAAGGAGCAGTATTTTCTGATAGAAATGCAAGATCTACCTCTTTAGTAGATCTTATGAAACCGTTTCAGATTGGTTATAACATAGTAAATAATCAAATTGCTGATATTCTTGTTGATGAGTTAGGTACCGTGATTATGTTTGATCAGAATGCTCTTCCACGTCACTCACTAGGGGAAGACTGGGGTAAGAACAACCTGGCCAAAGCTTATGTGGCAATGAAGAATTTCCAGATGCTTCCTTTGGATACATCTATTACTAATACAGAGAATCCTATTGGAAATACTCATTTCCAAAAACTGGATATGGAACAGACTAATAGATTACTATCCCGTATTAAATTAGCTGAATACTTTAAAATGCAAGCTTTTGAGACTATTGGAATTACTCCACAACGTCTTGGAGGTGCTGTAGAACAAGCTACTGCAACCGGTGTTAGAATGGCAGTTTCTAATTCCTATGCTCAAACTGAGATGTACTTTATTCAACACTCTGATTATCTGATGCCTCGTGTGCAGCAGATGAGAACTGATTTAGCTCAGTACTATCAATCTAAGAATCCATCTAATCGTTTGCAATATCTTACCACCAGCGAAGAACGTAAGAATTTTGAAATTAATGGTGTAGATCTTCTGATGAGAGATATCAATGTGTTTGCTATCACAAAAGCTAACATTCGTGCTACCATAGAGCAATTAAAACAATTGGCTCTCAACAACAACACAGCAGGCGCTTCTATCTATGATCTGGGATCTATTATCAAATCGGATAACATAGCTGAAATTGATCAGATTATGAAAGATTCTGAGAAGAAGGTTCAAGCTGAAAAGCAACAAGAAATGCAACACCAACAAGAACTTCAAGACAAACAGATTCAAGCTGTTGCTAAAGAAGAACAAATGAAGCGCGAGTTTGAAGCTTCTGAAAGCCAGAAGAATAGAGAAGCCCGCATTGTTGAAGCAGAAATTAAAGCCTCTGGATATGGTGCTATGGTAGATCTTAACGCTAATGCCCAATCTGACTTTTTAGATTCTATGGATCGTATAAAAGCTTCAGATGAGTACAATTCTACTATGGAATTAGAAAGAACTAAAGAAAGCAATAAGGTGCAATTAAGTCGTGATAAGTTAGCTATAGAGAGAGAGAAGATTACGGCATCTAGAGAAAAGGCTGATATTGCATTAAAGGTTGCTAGAGAGAATAAAACTAAATCAGAATTAGAAGCAGCCGGTAAACTTAAAGAGAAAAGAGCTAAAGAAGCACAGAAGAAAAAGAAATAATATAACTTTTAAAGATTAAAGATGTCCTAATAGCCATAATCTAGTGCATATTTTCAAAAAGTATAACTTTATAATGTTTATTACCATAGTTTTGCATATCAACCAACAAACCAACATATAACATGGCAAACGATACTACAGTAACAAAGAAAGAAGTAACCCAAGAAGAACTCAATGATATTCTTGGTACACCAGGTCCTGGTGCTGATAATGTAATGGTTCCAACTGAAGAAAAACCTAATGTATTTACTCGTAAAAAAGTAGATCTTAACTACTTAAATGAGGAAGAGAAGCCAGCAGCTAAACCTGCTACAACCATTACTCCAGCCGGTACTGTAGAAGCTACCGATACAACTACTGAGGATGCTGCTGCAATTGTAGACGCTGTAGCTAATACAGATTTTACTGGTGCTAAGGAACCTTCTACTAAAGCTAATATGTCAGATGTTATAAAAGCTCTAGTTAAAAAAGGCAAACTTGTTCCTTTTGATGACGACAAGCCGGTTGAAGAATATACTACTAAAGATTATGAAGAGCTTTTAGAAGCTAATTTTCAAGATAAAGAAACTAAAATACGCCAACAAGTTCCTATTGAATTCTTTGATTCTCTTCCAGAAGAGCTTAAAGTAGCTGCTAAGTATGTAGCAGATGGTGGGCAAGATATGAAAGGCTTGTTTCGCGCACTATCTCAAGCTGAAGAAGTTATATCTATGGATGCTACTGATCCTAAGAACCATGAACAGATTGTACGTCAGTTTTTGACTACAACTGGTTTTGGAACTCCAGAAGAAATTGATGAAGAAATTGTTGGCCTTAGAGATCGTGATGAGTTAGAAAAGAAAGCAGGTCAGTTTAAGCCTAAACTTGATAAAATGCAAGAGGCTATGATTGGACAGAAACTTGCTCAACAAGAACAGATGCAAGCTCAACAAGCTGCTGCAGCTAAGGCTTATGTAGGAAATATCTATAAAACTCTTGAACCAGGTGAACTTAATGGTATCAAGGTTGATAGAAAAACACAAGAATTACTTTATTCCGGCTTAGTACAAGCTAGATATCCTTCTATATCAGGAAAGCCTACTAATCTATTTGGACATCTTATCGAGAAGTTCCAGTATGTAGAACCTGATCATGCTCGTATTGCTGAAGCTCTTTGGCTTCTTGCAGATCCAGATGGTTATAAATCTAAATTGATGGAAAAAGGAAAAAACACAGCAGTAGAGAAAACAGTTCGTATGCTTAGAACAGAAGAGTCTAATAAAACTCCAGGTTCTACAATAGTAGATCAAGATGAAGCATCTGTAAAACGTATACCTAAAACAAGTCCAAATTTCTTTAAACGAGCTTAACCCTTAAAACCCAAACATAAAATGTCAGACGCAACAGTAGCAGCACCCGCACCAAAGAAACCAATGTTCTCATTGAAGAACCTATTCTATGTAATAGCTCTAGTTCTTGGTCTTTTTGGTATTGATCACTATACCACTAACCTGGTGTCCGGTGGATCAGTAACAGTAACAGACTCTACAATTGTAGTATCAGCTCCAGTAGTTGAAACTCCAACTGTAACCGTAGACACTGTAAAAGCAGACACAACTAAAAAATAATAATAACAATTCAACAATAACAACTAAAACAACAATTAAATGGCAACTCCAGTTTTAAACA